ACTGATCTAAACATTACTTTATTATCAGACGATTCAGAAGCAAGCATAAGTGCTTTTTGTTCTCTTACTAGAAATGGTCTGTATCGAACTGACTTACCACTTGATGGTATAGCCATCTCATACTGTGGGCCGTTATTAAGCTTTGGTAGTGCCATAATTTATTTCACCTTTAGAAGTTAATTGAGAATGATAGCTGTCCGGCCGGAACACGTTTCCAGTTAGTGTAAGACATAGAAACAGTTGTTTCTACAAATCCATCGGCTTCATTGTTATAATCAATTCCCGTCATTGTAGTTGGGAATGCGTTAATTAGTTCAACAGAGTATGTTGAGGCTGATACGTCAATCGGTATTCGATTGAGAATTGGTAAAGCAGCAATAGGCACCGGCATGGCCAGTTGGTGTATCACTACTCGTTTTTGATATTCACTTTTATAAGCAGCAGTTTGACTATCCTCATTAAGAATAAGTGAACGCCAATCGTCAAAATAGTTACGTACTGGAAGTGTTGCTGTTTCTAAGAAAGTCAAAGTAACATCTTCAACTGCATAGCCATAAGCTACTTTTTCAAGTTTCATGCCTGTACGTTTTTCATGAGTAAGTGTTTGCTTACCAGGGATCTGCGCAGTCCTACACAGAATATTCATATTCCTTGAGCCAAGAAAACCTACTATGCCCCCGCGTCCAAGAGATGGTAGTGTAACTAAAAATTTATTATTTCTAGCTAGTCCGCCGCCAAACGTTATTGAACTTTTAATTTCAGATAAAGAAGCCATTATGCCCTCAATGCCTTTCTTGAATCTCGGTAAACTGTATTAGCACTTGCTTTATTCCAATCAGCCGTTGGTAAGAAAGTTGCGATCTCCCATTCAGGTTTATCAACTAAAGCAAATCGGCTACGTACATGTTTGGTAAGATAATGTTTCATTGCTGGCGCTAAGTACTTTTGAGGAATTCCTCTGTTGCCACCTATAACAGTATCAAGTAATCTTGCTCTTACAGCTGGTGGTAAGTAATGAAGATTGAGACCCATGAATCCACCTTTTGCTGGACCCATCATAATGATTAAAGGAAATCCATCGTAGTAAGGCAAAGTCTCTTTGTGTTTAGGATCATAGAAAAACATGTACATGTTTCCTTGAGGACCTGTACGAGTTATTGGTTTGCTCTTTAGATCTAAAGCATCGTCTTGCATCAACTTATTACGATTCATTCTAAATCTGCCTCGGAACATTTCTCGTGCTTTGCTCTGAAACCAACGTATAGATTCACTAGTCCGCGGGGTAATCCCTGCGCGGAATGCTTCGATCTCTAAATCTCTAAATAAACTTTCGCCTGCCATATCGTTATTTATAACTTTTTCTTAGGTTTTCTATATGGCTTCAACGGCTTTAATTTACCGGGAACTCTTTTAAGCGGCTTCTGCATAATACCCATTGAGTGTAGAGTTTGTTCTGTCCATATCTGAAACTCCCATTTTCTATCCTTACAATATCTATTAGCCGCTTCCCACTTATTCATATTCTTTACGTAAGTCGTTGCTTCTCCGATATATCGCCTTTGGTTCTTTCCAGCTTTTGATGGTGGGGTTGTTTCTTTTTCTGGTTTGATCTCGACCAAGAGTGTTTTGTCTTCAAAGACAATTTTGAGATCGGGATAATAGCGGTGATACTTTTTATCAATGTCATACCAGTAAGGTACCACTATTTCTTCTGAAGACCATTTCTTTACTTTCGGATTTCGATCTAGCCATTTAAAACATTCACGTTCCCACAAAGATCTATACACTACATTGGATGGATCTCCAGTGTATTTCTTCTTATTCTCAACCGTGTATCGTCCTTTGTATGCCATGCTTTTCGGTATAAATAGTTCAAAGTTTATATGTTATCTATAAGGATAAGTCATGGCAACATCACCAGCAGAAGGATACCCAGGAAGACTGGAATATCCTATTGACAAAGAAAATCAATACAACACTAAAATTGTTTTTCAGGCAGTGAAGGTAGAACCACCTAGCATCGGAGCTCTAGGTGCTGATAACTCTGCATCGTCTGTTAACGGCTCATCAGCTAACACTCGCAATAGCGGAAAGAAAACACCAATAAACAATTTAAGATTCTTTGATGTTGCCGGAGAACGAGCCGATATCTACATACCAATTGGTGGATTCCAAGTGAATGACGGATTTGATTATGCGCAAAGCGCTTTAGGTTTAGCCGGTGCTGGTATGGCCAACACATTAAACCAAGGTGGATCAGTAGCTGAGGCTGCAATGTCGGGAGTGAAAGAAGCTGGCCAATCTTTAGTTGATGCATTTAAAGTTATCACTGGAGATAAAGGAATTGGTAGAGTTGCAGCACTAAGAGCTTCTCAATTGATTCCTAATGAAGGTATGAGAAACGCAGCTAGTGTCACAACTCGCACTACCATGAATCCAAATATTCGTACAAACTTCAATGGTGTGTCTGTACGTGAATTTACTTTTAACTTTAAATTTATTCCGTGCTCTCCACGAGAAGCATTGGCTGTAAAGTCAATAGTAAAGTTTTTCAGGTTTCATTCTTATCCAGAAGAAATTTCATCTTTCGGAGCTTTCTCAGTTGGACTAGATTATCCTGAAATGTTTAAGATTCGCTTGCTATCTAATTCTGGTAATAAACACTTTAAGAATATTGGTACGCCAATTAAGTTATGTTATTGTAAGGGTGTGAGTACAACTTATAATGCTACTTCACCAGCGCTGCACACTGATGGTTCACCAACTGAGGTTGATATGAATCTTACGTTTGTTGAATATAAAGCACAAACACGTAAGGATATCGAAGCTGAAGGTAGTGATTCATTCTATCATTTTGAGAATGGACCAGCAGTAGATACAGCAACTACGTCTGAGCCAGCATATCCAGATAATGCGATATAGAGGGAACAATGTCTAATTACTTCAAATACTTTCCAATGGTTGATTACAAATTTGGTGATGAGCCAGAATCTTCTCGGTTTGAAAATATCAATGTATACGCAGATATTGTAGATCAAATAGCTGACGCAACTACAGCATATAATGAGTACTATATTCTCCCAGATGAAAGACCTGATAACGTTTCGGAAAAGTTGTATGGTACTCCAAACTTTCACTGGACATTTTATATGATGAATGACGCTATCCGTGAACAGGGCTGGCCAGTCAGTAATAACAAAGTATTTGAATTGGCAGAGATTAAGTATGGCACTCGTGTAATAACAACTAAGACCAAGCTTACAGATAAATTTAAAGTAGGTCAAACAATTACTGGAGCAACCTCAGGTGCTACAGCTACTATTGGAAAAAGAAACTTAGATCTCGGACAGCTGTTTATTGAAAACGGCAATCAGACTTTTGTTGCAGGTGAAAACGTAAACTCACTCAATTCAAACAATGTAACAGAAACTATCGTAGTAGATAGCTATGAATTCCAATATAACGCAGCTCACCACTATGAAAACACAAGTGGGGACACTGTTGATATCGATCCTGAAACTGGGCCCGGGGCTACTCTAACAGAAGTGACTTATCTTGATAGGGTAAATAGATTGAATGAAGCTAATCGTCAAATAAGAGTTTTGAAACGTAACATTATTAGAGACGTGGTACAGTCGTTTAGGGATACAGTTAGTAGCAGCGAATAATGACAACATCATCAACTCCATTTACATTTGAATCAATAGAGCTGACGTCAGATAGACTACCACAGCCAGTTGAATTAAATCGCATCGTTACTGATGTTGAGATATTTGAGCATATGGCTAAACCATATCTGACTGCAAGAATCTTAATAATAGATGCATCTAACTTCTATCAAAGCGCAGACATTGTCGGATCTGAAAGAATACGAATACAAATTCGTTCTGCCGAAGAAGACGCTAGACCTGTAGTTAAAAACTTTATGATATCGAGAGTAGAAAAAGTTGATAAGATCCAAGACAATACTCAAGTTATTGCTATACATCTAGTTGAAGACTGTTACTACATTTCATCATTAATTAATCTTAATAGAACTTTTAGTGGCAAGCCATCGGCTATGCTTAAGATTATCGCTAAAGAAACTTTAAAAAAAGAAGTGTTCGTAAATGGTGAAGAGCAACAAAACTTTAAGTTGATCATACCAAACATGCATCCATTAGAAGCTATGGAGTGGATTGTTGGCAAAACTTCTACAGCAAAAGGTTATCCTTTTTTCTTGTATTCAACTCTTGTCGGCGATGAGTTAATATACGAAGATCTTGGTACAGTTCTTACTCGACCGGCAATGAATGCTGGAAACGATCTTAAGTACGTTGCGTCGGGTACTAAAGCTCAAGACACGATGGACGCTAAACAAATCAGGCGCATAATTAAAAACCACGAATTTATGGGTGGTGGAGAAAACCTGCTCAGTATTATTCGTGAAGGTTTAGTTAGTTCTAGTTTCGAAGTTATTGATACACTTACAGAAGGTACTAAAACTTTTGTATATGATTCAAAAGATGACTTATTCAAAAAGCTAATACAAGACGAAATATTACCAAAAGATCAGCCGAATCCACCTGTTAACTTTGACGAGGTAATTGACAACCGTAAAATAAATGAATATAGAAGTATGCATACATCTTCAATTGGTGGCTCAATGTCTTATAGAGATTCTGCTGAAGGCGAGAATCCTTTCAAGTATAATCGCTGGCAAAATGCGTACGGTGAAAATAAAACATCAGCGGAATATAAGCTGTCTCCAATTAAGAGCGGCTTTGACCGGATGTTAAAAAAGAATCCTCTCACAATAAACGTTGATGGAATAGAATTTATAAAAGGAGACTTCCATAAAACAATTGGTAGTAATATTGAAGTTGTGTTTATGAATTCACAGCCTGAAACTGATGAAGGTGCTGATTCTCGTGATAAAAAGAAATCTGGAAAATACATGATTTATTCAATACGTCATATGTTCAAGATGTCTGCAGACATATATGATGTATCTGCAACCTGTATCAAGATTGGTAATTTGAGAAGGAGTAACGACTAGTGACCCCGTTTTATGGAGATTCCAATCGCTGGTTTATCGGCACTGTAGTAAGTATTGATGATCCTACACAATTAGGTAGAATCAAAGTTCGTGTTGATGGTATTCACGGTAGCTCTATTTTAGACACAGATTTGCCGTTTGCTCAAACTATAGTACCTATCACTGAAGGTGGAACACAAGGGTTAGGTAATAATCTTGGTGTGCAAGTTGGAGCTCGAGTTTTTGGTATATTTTTAGATTCAAAAGATTCTCAAATGCCGTTAGTCTTTGGATCTATGCCAAAGTACGAAGACGCATCGGCTGGAGATCGATCAACTCCACAACTAGCGCGCGGCACAAACACAATTACTAAAACACCAGACACAGTTACAAGCGAACCTGATTCTCCGTATGCTGCAGTGTATCCACACAACAAAGCTGTTACGACAACATCAGGACACGCTATTGAAATTGATGATACACCCGATGCTGAAAGAATTCACATATACCATAAGTCAGGTACTTTTGTCGAGATTCATCCAAACGGCGATGTTGTGACTCATACAAAAAACGGATTTAAGACAGTTACCGGTAATGAAAAAATTCATGTAACTGGTGATATGGAAATTGTATGTGATGGTAATTTTAAAGTAACTGCAACAAGGATTGATCTAAACTAATGCCAGCTATAACAAGAGTAGGATTAGACAAGCATATCGGCCACGCAAGTCCGTCGCCGAATCCGTTTCATTCTACATCATATGCGACTGGTTCACCAGACGTATTTTGTAACGAAGCAAAAGTAACTAGAATCGGAGACACTACAGGATGTGGCGATCCGGCAACAGGTGGATCAAGTACGGTGTTTGTGAACGGCATAGCAGTACATAGAGAAGGTGATGGCACTGGAGGTCATGGGTCATGGGTACCTAATTCTTCAGCGTCTGGATCACCGGATACATTTGCAGGGTAACATGGCAGAACTAGACACATCAGGATTTACATTTACAACTCCACCTACGAAAGCCGAGACCGAAAGGTTCGAATACGTGGCGTTTGATTATATTGCAGACAACCCAGGTACTGTAGGTGGAGTGTTTTCAAGTTTGATTGGAGTATATTATAGTAACGATGGAGAAGTATCATGACAATTGTTAAGAGAACAACAAAGGGTAGTGCTCTTACATACGCAGAGATGGATGAAAATTTCCGAGATCTCGACGAAGATATGACACTTGATCGTATTTTGAATAATGGTAATGTTACGAGTCGAGGAATGTCTGTCGATTCTGCGCATATTACTAATCTCTCATGCGTAAACTTACTTGCACCCGACTTCGCCGCCGGGTCTACTACGGATTCTTCTATTACAGATGGAACCAAAACACTAAGTTTTAACGACAGTAATTACGTGATGAGTGATACCTTTATTGTTCCAAGTGCTAACGGCACGCTAGACTTGGGTACTCCCGCTAAGCGTTGGCGAAACATATATACAAGCGATTTAAATCTAAACAATGGCATAGGTGATTATACTATTGTTGAAGGTGAAGAAGACTTGTTCTTGTACAACAACAAGTCGGGCCGAGTGTTTAAGTTTGCACTCGTTGAAGTTGATCCAAATGTGGCAACACCAAAAATAAAAGATTTATAAAATGGCAGTCTTTGGCGATAACAACATAATCAAAGTACAAACTTATTGTAGTGGTTACGGTACTGCACAGTCAACCGGTTTTGGTGGGTATCATACTTTTAATTATGGACAAACTGGCTATACAGGCGATAGACACAGTAGCGGCACCAGTGTTTTGAAGTTTACAAAACTAAGTAGCACTAGTGACCTTAAGGTAGTTTTGAACATGCCTAGTTACATTACCCCGGGCGGCAGCGGAGTGGGTATTAGATTAATTTACAGTTTAGACGAATCTAACTATTTTACAGATACAAATGAAGGCAATGGACCAGCAGACTACTGGGGTGCTACTGGATATGGTGGTAATACTAGTGATATAATTAGAATGGAATATAACAGTCAGTTTACTGATGCAGATCAAAGCAAAAACATTTATGGCCACACGGGAACAGTATTGCTGCAGCATCAATTCTATGTTGCGAGCTCAGACACATTCTTTCCAAATACTTACAGCACGTCTTATTACAAATATTCCACAACACAAATTTTTGAGATTCAACGATAATGGCAATACTTGGTTCATCAAATCTCATTAGAGAAGAGTTATATTGTACAGGCCAACCCGCTGCTCAGGTTAGTACTTCAACTACTTGGACTACTTTTAACATCAATGGAACAAATTACAACGGTGCTAGAGCCTCAAGCAGTACCAATATACTACAATTCGAAAAACAAAGTTCAAACAGTTACATCATAGTGTCTGCATGTTTTCCCGGCTATATTACTCCCGGATCCAGCGGCAATGGTGTAAGATGTCAGTGGAGTTTGGACAACAGCACATATTATATTGATGCACTAGCTAATGGTCCTAATCACAGATGGGGTCTCATGGGATACGGTGGCAACGCAGCAAGAATTACAAAACTTATGTGGGATAGCAGGCAGTTTGATTTACA